GTTGGTAAGGTAACAAGATTTTCCACCAACGGTAAGCGCAATGATAGGTCAGGTTGGGTTCATGTATTCGATGATGGCAAAGGCGCAGTATTTGGTTGTTGGCGTAGTGGAGAGCAACACCAATGGTTTGAAAAACGTGATTATGTTCCAGACATACATGAGCAGGAAGCTATGCGTCAGCAGTTTGAGGAAGCTAAACGTAAAGCAATAGCTGAACGTGATGCTGCTTATGCTGTAGCTGCAAAAGAGGCTCAGGTATTATTTGATAATGCAGTTCAAGTAGTAAGCCATGACTATCTTACTAACAAGGGCATACGTCCAAATATGGCTCGTGTGTTTGGCGGTAAACTTATCATTCCTGTCTACGGTTCAGATGGAGAAATTCAGTCAGTACAATCAATTTTTAGCGATGGAGCAAAGCGGTTTCATTCTGGCGGTAAGATGGCAGGAGGGCATTGTTGGATTGGCGATCCTTCTGATTCTGAAACTTTATTGATAGCAGAAGGATTTGCAACTGCTGATAGTTTAAACCAAGCTACAAAACTTGCTGTATGTATAGCATTTAACGCTGGAAATCTTAAGCCAGTAACGCAAATGTTAGCAAGCCAATACATTGGTAAGAAAATAGTTATTTGTGCAGACAATGACACCAGTGGAGTTGGCATTAACAAGGCAAAAGAATGTGGAGTTGATATTGTATTGCCAACTATTGATGGTGATTTCAACGATATGATGTCAGAAAAAGGAATTGATGCAGTTCGTGACATTGTCTTTGGTAAGGTAAAGCAGGAAGGTTTGTTTATCACCATTGAAGATATGATGGCAAGCATAAAGAAGCCTAATTGGTTAATTAAGGGAATACTTGAGCGTGGCTCAATGAATCTTCTTTTCGGGGAGTCTGGCGCAGGTAAAAGTTTGTTTGCAATGGATTGGGCATTTTGCGGTGCTATTGGTAAAGATTGGCACGGTCACAAGGTAAAAGAAGAGTTGAACACGTTGATCATTATGGGTGAAGGTTTGCGTGGTGCTTCAATGCGTTTTAAAGCATTATCACAAAAATATGGAGAACCACCAAAGAATATTAGATTAAGCAGACGCTCTATTAATTTATTAGATAGTAAAGAAGCTGATGATATTTTAAAAATAGTCGCAGAGTTAGATTTTAAACCTGATATTATTATCATTGATACTTTGCATCGTAACATGGTTGGAGATGAAAATAGCTCTGAAGATATGGCAATGTATTTTAAGTCTATTGAATTACTTGCTAGACGTTTAGATGCTGCGATTGTAACAGTGCACCATTCTGGACATGGTGATAAGGGTAGATCAAGAGGATCATCATCTATTAAAGCTGCAATGGACGCAGAGTTTTGTGTCACCAAGAATGGTGATGGCATTACTTTTAGTTGCACCAAGTCAAAAGACTTTGGATTTGGTACTGATATGAGTTTTATTATTAAGGAAGTAGAATTAGAAGGAGATGTTTTTTATGACGCTGATGATGATAAGCAGATCACCAGTGTTTATTTAGAGTATCAAGGTGTAGCTAAGAAGGAAAAAGAAATAACATTAAATCAACAAAAAGCCATTGATTCTTTAGTTGAAGCATTAGAGGTTAATGGAAAAAAAGACGCTGTTTTAAGAGCGGATGGCGAGTATTATTTAACTGTTCATCAAGATAAGTGGAAACCTTTTTTTGCTGATGAATTTAAGAACGCTAACACTCGTTCAAGAGATTTTGACAGGGTTACAAAATCTTTAATAAAACAACAACTTATAGGAAATAATGGGGAAAATTGGTGGCTTATTTAAAATCATCCATCCACATAATTTAATGGATGATACATGGATGGATGCGAATGAACCAAATCATCCATCCAATCCCCCCCCCTATAGGGGGGGATGGTGGATGATACATTTGGATGGTTGATATGATGGAAGAAGTTTTAGAGTTTATAAAAGAGGTTGAAGAAGTTTTTGGAACAGTACAAGCAAAAGCAATTAAGATTAATGACGAGGTGGTTTTACATGAAGGTAGATTTCAACAAGAACGTAAAGGATTGGAGTTATGAAGAAAGATTACGCAATGTCGTGGTATTTATTACCGTTTGTGTTGGTGGTATATTTTTTTATATTGTTGGTGGGCATTGTTAAGCTGGTGTTTAAAAGATGATTGCAATTTTATATGGTTTATATTTAATAATTAGGAAAAATGATGGATGATGTTGAATACTTTTATAATATGTGTGATCGTATGAATAAAATGCCAACTGAAGCGCAATTAGAGGCGTTTTTAGAAGCAGTTAATACTATGAGCAGGATAAAAGCTTTTGTCCTTGTGATGAGGCTGTAATGAAGCACAATCATTATTTTAAAAATACCGTTCATTTAAATGCTGTTGATGTTTACCGTGTACTTTCATTGTATGGTGTTACTGATCCATGTCTGCAACATGCAATTAAAAAGTTGTTGTGCGCTGGACAACGTGGTGGTAAAGATATGGAACAAGATGTGCAAGAAGCTATTGATGCTTTAGGACGTTGGCAGGATATGATGGAAGAGGATGAACTAAAATGAGATTTCCACCAATTAACTTATTCAGTGCGCCAAAACAGGTTGCTATATGTAAACATCAAAACTGGATGATGCTGTATAGCTTGAAACAAAAATGGTGTTATGGTAAAAACTGTAATGAGAAAAGGTATATTGAGAATGATATGCCAGTACATACAAGGTAATAATTAATGGCGTTAAAGACAAGTAACAAGAATAGAAAGAAAAAAGTAATGAGGTTTAAGGCAGATGAACAAAGCTACAAAACCAAAGATTAAATGGGTTGGCAATTACTGGAAATGTTATAGTGCTGATAGGGTTGCTTATGGTGAGTCACCAAAGGTGGCGTTTATTAATTGGAAATTGCAGTATTTTTAAAATAAATATTTCGTAAAGTAGGTTTATCTATGGAAGATAATACAGAAAAAAATAGAGCAGGAAATAGAGGGCTTGGACGAGTAAAAGGAACTCCAAACAAGGCAACAGCACAAGCAAGAGAGGCTATTGCAGATTTTGTTGATGGCAATGCACATAGATTAACAGGATGGCTTGACCAAGTTGCTGAAACAAATCCAGAGCGTGCGTTTCAGTTATTTCAAAGTGTTATTGAATATCATGTTCCAAAGTTAGCAAGAAGTGACAATACTGTAACTGGTGCAGATGGTGGAGCAATAGTCCACAGGATAGAGGTTTCATTTGGCGACGATTAAGGCAAAGTTTCCTCCAAGTCTTAAAGATATATTTAAGCCAAAAAGATATAAAGTCATTTATGGTGGACGTGGATCAGGAAAGAGCTGGAGTGTTGCAAGAGCATTAATCATTAAGTCTGTTAATGAACCGATAAGAGTTCTTTGCGCTCGTGAAACACAGAAGTCCATACAAGAATCAGTACATAAGTTGCTCAAGGATCAGATTGATATACTTGGTTTACAGCATATGTTTACTGTTCTTGAAACAAAGATAATTGGAATTAATGGTTCTGAGTTTAGTTTTGCAGGTATTCGTCAACAAGGCATTACAAACTTAAAGTCATTTGAAGGTGTTGATATTTGTTGGGTTGAAGAAGCTCAGGTTTGTACTAAGAAATCATGGGATGTTTTAATACCAACTATTAGAAAACCAAATAGTGAAATATGGATAACATTCAATCCTGAATTAGACACTGATGAAACGTATGTTAGATTTGTATTGACAGATAATGAAGAAGCTGTTGTTATAAAATGCAACTATTCTGATAATCCTTGGTTTCCAGAAGAACTTGAAAAGGAAAGAATAAACTGGTTAAAACGTGATCCTGAAGGATATAAAACAGTTTGGGATGGAGAATGTCGTCCTGCTGTTGAAGGTGCTATTTACGTTAATGAGATAACTAAACTTCATCTTGAAAAAAGACTAGGAAATGCTCCATACGATCCACTATTGAAGGTTCATACAGTATGGGATTTAGGATGGAACGATTCAATGTCTATAATGATGGTGCAGAGATCAGGTTCTGGTGAAGTAAGGATTATTGATTATATTGAAGATTCACATCGTACTTTAGATAGTTATATTGATGAATTAAGATCAAAGGGTTACAATTACGGCACAGATTATATTCCTCATGATGGACGTAGTAGAGATTTTAAGTCTGGAAAGTCTACTGAAGAAATATTAATGGCTTTAGGTCGTACTGTTAATGTGCTAGGTCGTGAAGATATAGAAGAAGGAATTAAGATGGCAAGGATGATGTTTGGTAGAGTTTGGATTGATAACAAAGCATCTGAACTACTTAATCAAATCAAACGCTATAGAAGAACACAAAACCAAAGCACTGGTACATTTGGCGCACCACTTCATGATGATAGTTCACATGGTGCTGATTGCTTTAGGTATCTTGCAATGGCTGAACAGAATATGACTAATGACTCTTGGAGTTCTGGAGCATTAGATTATTCATATATACAACGTGGTGTAATTTAATAACAGAGGATTAAAAATGGCTAAGTCTAAATCAAAAAAAGCTCCATCTCCAATGATGCCTGGTAAGAAAAAAGGCTGCTAAGATGGCAAAAATGACTGATTCAGAAATATTGGCAATTATCCAAAATGAAATGGCTAATGCAGATATTACGACAACTTCATCTTCTGCATTACAAGAACCTTTAAGATATTATCTTGGGCTTCCATTAGGTAATGAACAGGAAGGGCGTAGCTCATTGGTATCAACAGATGTTGCTGATGCTATTGAGTGGATAATGCCTCAGATTATGAAATCATTTACTCAGAATAATGAGGTGGTGGTTTTTGATCCTGTCAATGAAGGAGATGAATTACAGGCGCAAATTGAATCAGAATATGTATATGATGTATTGATGAAGCAAAATGATGGGTTTACTTTAATCCATCAATTTGTGAAAGATGCACTTATGCAACGCAATGGAATGTTAAAAGTTTATTATGAAGAT